GGACTTTGGTGCGGTACAAGACTTCGCGTCTCCAGTAAACGATGTATTCGTTGGTCATTTCACTTTGCTCCATTTAGTGCGGATTTTTGCGTACTGGCGTTTGTTGAAGTCCTTGCAGGACTCATAGGCATTGAGGTAGTCCGTGACGCCATGCCAGACTGTTTCCCCAAACGGGCTTTCGTCTAGCAGGGACGCGCACGACTCGTCATCAAATTCGTAGCCAAGGGCTTTGGCGCATTCTTTAATTTGGTCGTATCGCATCAGTTTCTCCTTGCTTCTTCTCTGCCTTGATTGAACAAGTGGATGTACCACTGGCGGGTTTCGGTGGTGGTCAGCTCTTTTAGGAAGGTGTTGAATTGTTGGCGCAGGGCTTTCGCCCTGTCACCCTTTGCCAGTTCGTAGCACCATCCGAGGGTAACGACTTGGGACTCACTCATGACAGCACCATCACGCTGATAAACAAGATAGAGAGGCAGACAAACATTGCGAGCAAGAAATCGTATCCTGCTTGTGCTCGTTCTTGTCTACGTCTGTGCAGGAGCTCTTCGCGCATGGTCATTGTGTGGCGGTAGTATTTCATTCGTCCTCCAGTAAGGCTAGTTCGATTTTTCTGAGTTGGTAAGGGGTAATGTTCAGCCAGTTTGATTGGCCGAGCTCGGAATACAGTTTGATCTTGACCTGACCACACTTCTCGGGTGGCAGGGGTAAGGCCTTGATCAACTGTGCCTCGATGTATTTCTGTTCAACTTCTGTCATAGGTCGTCCTGTGTGATGTGGCAGACTGTGTTGCCATTGGAATCTCGGGCGGAATCGGGCAGGACTTCGCAGTCTCTGTAGTAGTTCGCGAGGCGTTCTAACAGTTCAGCCATCTCGCGCGGGTTCTCTTCGAATGCAGAGTTATCAGTGTTAATGGTTATGGTGATCACAGTGCTATTTCCTTTGTCGTTTGGTTAATCGTGTAGCCCATCATCTTGATGATGCGGAGGGCTTCTTGGGTGAGGGTTTTTGTGCCAGCAATTTGCGCGAATCTCTTACTGGTTTCGCAGACAGGATAGAAGGCACAACTGCCATAGTTCCATTTGAGTTCAATAGTGATTGACATGGTGATCCTTATTTGTTGCGGTTAAGGTGTGCCAAGGCTTGCGCCTTGGTTTCGAATCTGCCACTGATTGGCGTGTGATGCGCTCCACGGACGATGTACCATCCGTTGAGCAATCGGTTATAGACAATTTTCATAGGGGCTCTCCTTGGTGGGTTACAGGGACTAACACATGAATGGATATTGTCGTAACACATGACATGGATTGTCAATACTTTTTTTCATGTTTTTTTAAATTATTTTGAGGTCGAATAGGCAGCTCTTTTTCGCGCGGTTTTGTAATGACAAGTTCTGCTGCAGTGGTCATCCATGGGGTGAAGGTCTGACGGGACTGGATGCCCAGTCGTTTGCAATGATTCGCGCGGTCTGCTATGTTCGGCACATTCTTATTTCATACCCATGAAAACACCATGCCACAAAAGTTAACTCGCGCGCAGATTAAGGAAGGTCTGGATCAAATACCGATAGAGACTCTACTAAGTAGTGGAGAGGGTAAGACACCAAGACTGACCAGTAAGCAAAAGGCATTTGCTCATGCAATAGCATTAGGTGAGACAAAGGCAGAAGCATATAGGAAGGCATACAAAAGGGATGCTAAACCCAGTAGCCTGTCCAAAGACCCGTACACACTGGCCAAACATCCTCGCATAGTCCAAGAGGTCGAGGCTTACAGACTGGCTTTAGAGGCAGAGAAACATCGAACCCCTGTTCAATTGAAGGCTTTGCTCGTGCAACAGCTCGTCCAGCACTCCCTTGATGAGGATTTTCCACCTGCTCAGCGTATGAAGGCACTACAACTGATAGGAAACCTATTCGAAGTGGGCGCATTCCTCGAACGCAAAGAAAGTGTGGTCGTACATAAGAGCGCAGACATACGAACCAGACTCCTTGAACGACTGGGTAAGGTCACGGATGTGACATCCAAGGACGATGGATACACATTGATGGAGGAAATCAAGGGGTCGGGCACTTCAGATGCGTCCTCTGGCGCACCCACCGCACCCGTGGCCGCCCTTGCAGACGCGGTGCACACGCGCGACCTAACGCATACTGTTTCACTCATTCAATCATCATCAAAAAAAGGTGGGGTACCCCCTAGCGAAATTGTTGATGTAGTTAGCGACTTTGATAAGGAATGACCCCACCCTTATGTTTTCTGTACAAAAGTTGTGGGGGGTATCCCACACTAACAGTGTTAGAGTGAACCTGAACGTAAACTTACAATCTCACATTAACAGTGTTAGTGTGAAGCTTAAAGAAAACTTACAATGAACAAAGAACCGATTAAGCAGACTTATGAAAAGTGTATGGAGGCTTGTATGACGGAGAAGCAAAGGACTGTGTTCTTAGTGATAGATGAGTATTGGAGGAACTTTGGTTATGGTCCTTCTATAGATGACATCATGTTTCATACTGGGGATAAAGGGCGGGGTAATGTTCATAGGGTTGTTAAGAAGCTATGTGAACTTGGGATTTGCCGGCGCAGTGCTCATTCGGCGCGAAGTGTTCGGCCCAGTTATTTAAGACTAAGGAATCTACCTTGAATAAGAAACAAGAGTTAGAGAGAAAAGAAGAGTTTGATCTCTTTGTGAGAAGGATTGTTGGTGCTTTGAATTTAAGCAAGAAAGATGCCGAAGATAAAGCTAAGGCGTTTTTTAAGTTTCCTGCAAATGAGCAGGCGGCGTTTTTGGATGATCTGGATGCTCTTGAGAGTAGCCAACAGAGAGAGGAAGCTTTTGATGATTTTATTAAGTTTGCCCATGCGATGTGGCCTGGCTTTATTGATGGAAGACATCACAAGGTTATGGCAAAGAAGTTTGAAGAGATTGCCACTGGGAAGATTAAGAGGCTGATCATCAATATGCCTCCTCGGCATACGAAGTCAGAGTTTGCATCCTATATGTTGCCGGCGTGGTTTTTGGGAAGAGATCCAAGTAAGAAGATCATCCAGTGCTCGAACACGGCCGAGCTGGCTGTGGGCTTTGGACGTAAGGTTAGGAACTTGGTTGCGAGCGAGCCGTTCTCTAAGATATTCCCGAATGTGAATTTGAGGTCAGACAGTAAAGCTGCTGGACGTTGGTCTACGAATAAAAACGGAGAATATTTTGCGATTGGTGTTGGAGGTACAGTAACAGGTAAAGGTGCGGACCTTTTGATTATTGATGATCCCCACTCCGAACAAGAAGCCGCCCTTGCCGCAGGAGATCCTTCAGTCTTTGATAAAGTCTACGAGTGGTACACATCTGGCCCGCGCCAGCGTCTCCAACCTGGAGGAGCGATTATTGTCGTGATGACACGCTGGGCCAAGAGAGATCTAACGGGAAGGATCCTGCAGTCCTCGATAGAGAAAGACGGAAACGATGATTGGGAGGTGATTGACTTCCCCGCGATCCTACCGAGCGGCAAACCTTTGTGGCCAGAGTTCTGGAGCTTAGAAGAATTGATGGCGCTTCAGTCTGAACTGCCTGCATCTAAGTGGAACGCCCAGTATCAGCAAAGCCCAACGAGCGAGCAAGGCGCGATTGTTAAAAGGGAGTGGTGGAAAGAGTGGAAAGAAGATGCCCCACCGAGATGCGAGTTCCTGATCCAGTCATGGGATACGGCGTTTACGAAGAATGAGAGATCTGACTATTCAGCGTGTACGACTTGGGGTGTGTTTTATTTAAACGAGAATCAGAATGATGCGAATATTATTTTGCTTGATGCGTTTAAGAGAAGGATGGAGTTTCCTGAGCTAAAGGAAAAAGCGTTTAACCACTATAAGGAGTGGGAGCCAGATGCGTTTATCGTTGAGGCCAAGGCTTCAGGAGCGCCGTTGATCTTTGAATTACGGGCGATGGGGATACCGGTTCAAGAGTTTACTCCGTCTAGGGGTAATGATAAGATGGTGAGGATTAACTCTGTATCAGATTTGTTTGCCAGCGGTAAGGTATGGGCGCCAGCAACGCGCTGGGCAGACGAGTTAATGGAAGAGATGGCTGCTTTTCCAAATTCAGATCACGATGACTTGGTTGACTCAGCAACACAAGCTCTGATAAGGTTTAGAAAAGGCGGGTTTATACGATTGCAGACTGATGAAGAGGAAGAGCCTCGATCATTCAGGCGCAAAGTTTCTTATTATTAAGGATAAATATGTCTATTGAAAAATCACTTTATGCCGCACCAGAGGGTTTGGAGTCTTTAATTCCTGAAGAGGGCGATCAAGTAGATGATCAAGGAATTGAGATTGAGATTGTTGACCCAGAAGAGGTGACGATTGACACTGGTGATGTAGAAATCAAGATTGGCGGCGAAGAAGAAGATGATTTTGATGAGAATTTAGTCGAAGTTTTAGATGAATCTATCGTTGCTGGGATTGTTACTGACTTGATTGGCGACTATGACGATGATATCAACTCAAGAAAAGACTGGATGCAGACGTATGTAGATGGTTTAGAGCTCTTGGGGATGAAGATTGAAGAGAGAGCTGACCCTTGGATTGGTGCTTGCGGTGTTTACCACCCACTTTTGTCAGAAGCACTGGTGAAATTCCAAGCTGAAATTATGATGAGCACCTTCCCGGCCGCCGGTCCCGTGAAAACGCAGATCATTGGGAAAGAAACCCCCGAAAAGAAAGACGCCGCAGTCCGTGTTCAGGATGATATGAACTATCAACTGACCGATGTGATGACTGAGTTCCGTCCTGAGCACGAAAGAATGGTCTGGGGACTGGGATTGTCGGGTAATGCTTTCAAGAAAGTGTACTTTGACCCAAGTTTTGACCGCCAGACGTCTATTTTTGTGCCAGCCGAAGATTTAGTAGTTCCTTATGGCGCATCAGATATCCAGACGTCACCCCGCGTTACGCACGTTATGCGTAAAACAGAGAATGAACTGAGAAAACTTCAGGTAGCTGGGTTTTATGCTGACATTGACTTGGGTGAACCCAACAATAGTCTTGATGAAGTAGAGAAAAAGATTGCCGAGAAGATGGGATTCCGCGCTTTGTCGGATGATCGCTATAAGATTCTCGAGATGAACGTGGAGTTGGACCTTGAAGGCTTCGAACACACAGACAAAAACGGAGAACCTACAGGAATTGCCCTTCCTTATATCGTAACAATTGAATATGGAAGCATGAAGTGTTTGGCTATCCGTAGAAACTGGAAGCAAGGCGATAAACTACACACAAAGCGCCAGCATTACGTTCACTACGGCTATGTTCCTGGCTTTGGATTCTATTGTTTTGGTTTGATCCACTTAGTTGGTGCATTTGCCAAGTCTGGTACGTCAATCCTGCGTCAATTAGTAGACGCTGGTACGCTGGCCAACTTGCCTGGTGGCTTTAAGACTCGAGGCCTGCGGGTTAAGGGTGACGATACACCAATCGGTCCAGCTGAATGGCGCGATGTAGATGTACCCAGCGGAACTATTGCCGATAACATCATGGCTCTTCCCTATAAAGAGCCTTCACAAGTCCTTGCTTCTTTACTCGATAAGATCGTAGAAGAGGGACGTAAGTTTGCTTCTGCAGCCGACATTCAAGTGGCTGATATGTCTGCCAACTCTCCCGTTGGAACGACACTGGCGATTCTTGAGCGGTCTTTAAAGGTGATGACGGCCGTACAGGCAAGGATTCATTATTCGTTCAAGCAGGAGCTGGCGCTTTTGCGCGACATCATCAGAGAGTACACACCTCCAGAGTACTCCTATGAGCCAGAAGAAGGAAGCCGCAAAGCCAAACAGTCTGATTACGACTTAGTTGATGTGATTCCCGTGAGCGATCCTAACGCGGCCACTATGGCTCAGAAGATTGTTCAGTATCAAGCTGTGATCCAGCTTGCCCAGCAGGCGCCGCAGATCTACAACTTACCTCAGTTGCACAGACAGATGTTGGATGTGCTGGGTGTTAAGAATGCAGAGAAGCTTGTACCACTGCCTGATGATGAGACACCAAAAGATCCTATCAGCGAGAATATGTCTGCACTCCGAGGCGAGCCATTGAAGGCGTTTATCTCTCAAGACCAGCAGGCTCACATAGCGGTCCACCAGACGTTCATGCAAGACCCTGTAGTGATGAAGACGATTGGCCAGAACCCACAAGCCAACCAGATCATGGCCTCACTGCAGGCGCACATTGCCGAGCACCTTGGCTTCTACTACCGAACAATGATTGAGAAGCAGATGGGAGTGCCGCTTCCACCTCCTGATAAACATCTTCCTGATGATGTTGAAGTTCAGCTGTCTCAGCTGGTGGCTCAGGCCAGCGCCCAGTTACTTCAGGCCAACCAAGCCCAGGCTCAACAAGAGCAGGCCCAGCAGATGGCGCAGGATCCTCTTATCCAGATGCAACAACAAGAGCTGCAGATCAAAGGACAAGAGGCTCAGAGGAAAGCTCAAAAAGATGCGGCAGATATGCAGATGAAGCAGTCGCAACAGCAGATTGAACGCGAGCGGATCATGACTCAAAAAGAAGTTGACATGGCACGTATCCAGGCAACCATGCAGAAGGACCAGATGGAGCTGGCGCAAGAAGCTCAGTCGGAGAAAAACAAGTTGATGGCTGAAATGATGAGGAACAGAAATGGTTGAAAAGTATTTAAAACATCTAATCCAAAAGGTAGATGACAAGGTATCCCAACTTCAAATATCTATGGCCGATGGCAAGGCTGAAGATTATGCGGAGTACAAGAAGATGTGTGGAGAGGTGAAAGGTCTACTCACTGCACGTTTATTTATAACAGACCTACAGGAAAGAGTTACTAATGACGATGACGAGTGAGATTTCAAATCTTGACATTACCAAGGCCGTGGATTTATCCAAGATCTTGAACACCAAACCAGAAGAGAAAGCCAAACAGCTTCCTCGCCCATCTGGTTACAGAATCCTTTGTGCCATCCCTGAGATGGAGAAGGAATACGGAGATTCCGGACTCGTAAAAGCGGAAGAAACTCTCATGATTGAGGAAACCCTGACTACTGTGTTATTCGTAGTAGACATGGGCCCAGATTGCTACAAGGACGAAAGCCGATTCCCATCAGGCCCGTACTGCAAGAAGGGTGACTTTATCTTGATTAGACCCAATTCAGGAACGCGCCTGGTCATTCATGGAAAAGAATTCCGTGTGATCAATGACGATTCTGTTGAGGGAGTAGTAGACGATCCACGCGGTATTCGCCGTAAATAAGGAACGACATGAGTGAATTTAAATTCCCAGATGAGAAAGATGACGTAAAAGTCACTGTAGCAGATGATGACGCCGATGATCAGATAATCATTGACGTAGAAGACGACACTCC